GGCGTAGTTCAGTCCCGGTACATAGACGGCGTATAGCGGCAAGGCGGGCTGCCAAGTGCTGCTGCCGCTGACCGCTGACCGCCAGGTGCGCGCTGTGCCGGACAATGGAACGTCAATTCCGTCATAAAAACTCTGCGCCGTCCCACGCCGATAATACAAGGTGCTGCCACCCAGACCGTTGCCGTAGGACGTAAACATATAATTGGCGCTGCCTGCCGTCCCCATGTAGGCAGATCCAAGTCCCGCACCGTTGCCGGAAATGTCAAACCAGTCTCCGATCCGCAAGAACCACGGTTCACGTTTTGGCCCAGATTCCTCTCCATAAGGCGACGGATTATCCACGTGAAACGCATAATGAACGCTGCCGGTAGCGGTCTGCACGCCCGACCGAATGGCAATTGTCCAGTTGTAGCCGCCAAACGCGGAGGGCGTCCCCGCGTAGACCCATGCTGATCCTTGCGCCGGGTTCTCCCCGAAATCCATCACCTGCGCCGTGCCGATTGCTCCCCCCGCCAGATACCATTCTGCCGTCCCTGGCACGCCTGTCACTGCCACGCTGCCCTGCGTCGGGTCATACCATGCCGGATCGTTGGCGATTAGCTGCACCGCCGCTCGCTGTAAATAGCCGGGCCGGTGCTCCTTGTTCAGCGCCAGACCCACCGGCCCCACGGTAAAACAGTCCAGTTGGCGCACCGCCCCGTCATCGCGTGTGACCCGTAACTGCACCGGCACCGTGCCCTGCGGTTTGAAAATGTCTACCAGCGTGTCGCGGTGGGTGTCCAGCGACGCGTGAGCCGTGCCGTGAATCTGGATTGGCAGCGTCACCGTGCGCGGCTCCAGCCGGTAGCCGAGGTCCGTATCGCCCGGCTGGAACGGGTCACGCTGCGTCACACGCCGCACGCCGGCCAGCCCCATGCCCGTCGGGTTGATGACGCTAAACGGCGCACGGTCGTTGAGGTTGTAGGTTGCCGTGCCAACAATGGCCTCTAGAGTGAATGACATTAGCCGTAGAGTGCGTTTAGGTATTGCACTAAACCACGAAGATCGCTAAGGCTGTCGCCGCTGGTGTCCAAGCCGCCGATCTGGAACCTGGCGCCCAACCCGCCGCTTTGTACAGCCAGCACCAACTTTTCCAGTAAGGCAATAATGGTGGCACTGCTGGCATTGTTGGCGACGCTGCTCTCAATTTGTGACACTAGCCCCGTCGTACCCGCCCCCACCATGCCCGCGCCGGTGAACGCGCCGCCCACGTCTTTGAGAAACGTGGCGAAGTCGCTAAATGCTCCCATGTTGCCGGTGTCTTTTAGCAGCGCCTGTTTGAACAACATGCTGCCCCACGCATCGGCCAGTGACGGCTTGCTCGGCTGTGGCGTGGACGACGGCGGCATGATGACGTGGCTACCGTCCGGCGTCAACACGCCGCCCGCGGCGAGCTTGGCGTCTAGCGCCGCCCTCGCCGTCGCTTCCCAGGCGTCTATCTGTTTCTGCGCTTTCTGTTCGATAAACCGAGTATAGTCTTCAAGCTGTTGCCGGTCATGCGCCATCGCTTCCTGACGCGCCCGGATAGTATCGGCAAAGGATATTTTTAGCTGCTGCTGGTAGTCAATAATCGCCGTGGCGTGTTCCTGCATGACCCTGTCTATTTCGGCGCTGACTGATTGCATCGCGCCAACTACCCCGGCGCTGCCGTCTTCAACACCGCCCTGCAAGCCGGACATCAAATCTTCGCCAAAACCGTACATGACTGTGGACGGCGAATGGATGCCCCAAAAGTTCATCCAGGCGTTTTTAAGATTCATCCAAATGCCATCCCACCAGGACTTAAACTGATTCCACTTCTCGCGCACACCGTCCCACAGCCCTTGTAACCAGTCTCGCCCCTTTTGTATTAGCGGGTTGTTGGTAAACCAGTCCACCAAGGATTGCCAGCGTTCTTCCAACTCCCGTTTCCATTCGTTGACAATGACTAGCGTTTCGTTGCGGATGCGCCGCCAGATAACATACGCTTTTTCGTAGATGTCACCGAGTATCCGCTCAATTTCACCTCTAAGATGAATCAATTTGTTCGTGGTTTCATTGACCAGTTCCACCCACGCCGTTCTTGACTGATGAGCAATTTCCTTCCACGTATCAACAACGTCGTTGCGCAGCCGCAAAAAGAAATATTTCGCTTCACGGACCATGTTCGCAATCCATGCTGGAATGTTAGACGTAAACAGAAAACGAATCGCCTGCGTGCCGAGCGGTCCGGTCAGAAAATCAATCGTAGACTGCCAATCCCCTTTCCAGATCGTTGTATACTCCTGGAGCCAGCCCGCCAGTTTATCCAGCACACTTTTGGTAAAGGTGCGCAGCCCGCCGAAGTCCGTCTCCCAGGCGTGACGCAGCGCACGTACAGCCAGCGTGACCGTACCGAACAGCGCCAGCAGCGGCGTTATTGCGCCGATTACACTGACAATGGCCGGTAGAACCGTAGCCGTTAGAATCAGCCCCAACGTGACCAACGCATCTTTGAGTTTGATATTTTCTTTGACCCAATTAATGACCGGCTGGAGCGCCTCGCGCACGCCTTGAACAAAATTAACAATACCGTTCTTGATGGCGATAATCTGCGCGCCTACCGCATAGGCTTGCTCTTCAGTCATACCCAACCGTTTTAGAAATCCGCCAATGATATTGCTATCGTCCTCAAAGGCGACGAATAGCCGGCCAATGTTGGCAATCAAGAAAGAGATCGCGCCAACAACGATATTGACTTTTGTAAAAATGCGTCCTAGCCAGTCCGCTAGTTTGCCCGCCCATTCGATAATCTGCGGTCCGTGCTTTGCCGCCAACTCGCTAAACCGCTCTACCATGCTGCGCAAGACCGGCAGGAACTTCTGACCGATGCCAATCGCCAACGTTTCCATGATGCCGCGCGCAATCTCCATTGCACCGCTAAAGGTATCCATACGAGTCGCAGCGGCTTCTTCGGCGCTGGTATTGCCGATGATCTGCTTCATCTCCAGGATCGTTGCTGCCCCAGCTTCGGCCAAGGCGAAAGCGGTACGCATGGCATCCGTGCCAAAAATCGTCTGTGCCGCTTCGATTTTCTGCGCTTCGGTTAGCTGACCAAACGCGCCCTTGAGCAGACCGGAAATTTCCTCCATTGATTTCATCTCGCCGCCCGCGTCGAAAAAGGCGTTGCCGGATGCCTCGGTCAATAATCCTAGCCGGCCCATCGCCTCCTCTGCCGGTTTGGTGGATGGCACTAGGCGTTGTAGGAAGACCTTGAAACTAGTTCCGGCGTCGGAGCCGCTTTTGAAACTGGTCGAAGTAGCCGCAAGCGCGGCGTTGAAATCGCCAAACTCTACACCAACTGCACCGGCCACACCGCCCGCCTGCGCAATGGCAAGTGAATAGTCATCCAGCGTAAACTTACTGGCGTTGGTCACGCCGATTACCTGGTCAACCGCACCCGCCATATCTCCAGCTTTGATATTAAACTGTTGCATAATATCGGTTGCGACATCGGCGGCCATGCCGAAATTGTCATTAGTGGCGTTGGCAAGGAGGATAGCCGAGCGCGCGCCGCCCTCCATGACTTCGCTCATGGTCAGACCGTTTTTGGCGAGATTTTCGATTGCCTTCCCTGCTTCAGTAGCCGAAACTTTTAGCTTGGGATCGAGACCTAACTCCTGAATCAGTCCGTTTAATTCATCAACCTCTTTGGCCGAAAGATTCATGACCGCGTTGATGTCCGCAACTTGTTGCTCCATATCCGCCGCGGCTTTGACAGATTTGGTCAGCCCGACGCCGAACGCAGCCACGCCCGCGACCGCCGCTGCCAGACCCACCTTGACAAATGTACCCAAAACTTTGTCGGCGCTGGCTATGCCCTTTTGGAACGTATTTAGGTCTTTGTCCATATTTTTCATGGCGCGGTTAAAATCAGTGACATCCGCGCCAACTCTGGCAAAGACTGAGGCTATTTCGGTTCCCGCTATCGCCATAAACGTCCCTCCGTTTGCGTCCAGTTCGTGTTTCGGCTATAGTGGCGCAAACCCGTATCCATCATTCCCTTGGAGGCGACTGTGACCGTACTTGTCGAACGCAACCAACCTGGCTGTCTTATCCAAGGCGCATGGTTTTTATTAGTCGGCTGGTGGGCAACCGGCCTATGGATTAGCCTGGCTTGGCTGCTCTGTTTACTAATCGTAACGCTGCCGTTGGGCGTGATCATGCTCAACAACGTTCCGAAGGTACTCGCTCTGCGTGAGCCGGGCGGCGGCTTGCAGATCACGGTCATCACCGCAGACGGACGGCTGGTCAACACGCGAAGACAGCGCCCGTTTGTTTTGCGTGCGCTGTACTTCGTTCTGATTGGTTGGTGGTGGTCAGCGATTGTCATCGGTCTGGCCTACTTCTGCGCCTTGACGATCATCGGCTTACCGCTTGCCTTCTGGCTCTTTGACTACGTACCGACAGCGGTCACGTTACGCCGCTAATGGCGTTTGGTGCGGCCCCGTTCGGCTTGCTGAACCAACCGGCTTTTCGCCGTCTGATAGCGGACCCATAGATACTGTTCCATGCCGGTCAGCGGACCGGCGGGTTGACCGCCCAACAGTTCACGCACTGTCTTGTGTAGCGTCTCGGCGTGCTGAAAATGCCCATAAGCTGCCGTTGGCTGTAGATTGGCCGTACCGTCTGTCGGCGGGTCCATCAGCCACCACCAGCTAAATTTTCCAGTTCCTCACTGTTCGCCGTAGTACCGCCCACGCCTGACAACGCCATGACCCGGTTGGCAATCGCATTGATGTAACCAAAGTTGGCCTGATGGAGCGCAGCAATATCCTCTTCGGACAATTGCGGTTCCACCAGGCCACGGTAGGCCATTTGGATCGTGACTTCAATCGGCGGCTTGCTCTCAAATGACAATTGCAAGTCGGACAACTGCTCCGCCGTCAATCCCTGCACCCGCACAACGCCCAGCCCCGGCACGTCCAAATCAACCGGGCGCTGCAAAATGCCCGCCAAAAAGTCGGCTTTGCTCAAATAGCTTTTCGCCATGTTTCGCGCTCCTAGTCGCCTAAGTTGTTGCGATTAATCGACTAACCCAACCGTCCCGTTGACCTCGAAGTCGTAGCTAATCTCTGCCTTGCCGGTCACGCTGGTTGTCGCGTTGACGCCGGTAATCAAGGCGCTGCCGATGTCCCAGTAGTTAATCGACCCGCCCGCGCCGAAGTGCAGCCGGAGCCGCAGATAACTACCCGACTCGTAGGCGTCATAGAACCCCGTCTGTCCGGTATCGGCGTTGTCCCAGTTGCCGGTGAAACTACCGCTGTTGGTCTTGATCGCCGGAATGATGGTCGTGGCGTCTAGGCCAAACGAAGTTGTCTCGACGGTCGTCCGCTCCATCGTCAGATTCCACTCGGTGATGTTGCCCAGCCGGGTTGTCCCGCCGGAGATCAGGACCACCGATCCAGCCGTACCTGAGTAAGGACCTGCCATTGCTTGCCTCCTGAAAACGTAAAAGACGCATTCGTGCCGCGCCTTTGCGCCGTGGCATTCATGCGTCTCGATACGCCTCAGTTATTTAACTGTACTGCTATCTACTCCGTGGCGTTATGCAACGCTTCCCACCGCATACGTTTTTCTTCAGCCAAGCGCACCAAATCAAAAAACGCCGTCCCGCCACGGTCAACTACCATCAACACGCCGCGCTGCCAATCAAACTCTCCGCAAAACTTGCCCGTCGTCGGATGGGTCAACCGGATGTAGTGTAGATCGGCCAGCAGCGTCATGTTTCCCACACTTCCAGGCGGTATATCCCGCCTACGTGCATAAACCCGTCCTCGTCCCGATAGCGAACCCGGTTGATGCGCCGGCAGCGCAATAGCGAATGGCCGTCCACCGACAACGGCGCGTCTTGCATAGCCGGATGAATCGTGCCGTCATACGCTTGCATGGCCTGCGCCGAATAGAGCCGGTTGCTGACTACCTTGACCAGCAAATCAGCTTCAACGCCGTGATCGTCACCAAAGGTGTACTGGTCCACGCCGGGCGTTAGGTAGTCAAAAATGACATAGGGCGGCGTGCCACCCTGCGGCGCCAGCATGTCATAGACGCCTAACGTCGTTGCCGCATCTAACCGGCTGTAAATGGCGCTGCCGAGCGCAAGAAAGTCGCTCATCAGTCTTTATCCGTACATATCCGCTTGAACGCCTTTTTGTGCGCCCGTTCCAGCCGGTTCGTGACCTCGCGAACCGCGGGCGTTAGATACGGCTTGGCCGGTCGCCGCGTGCTGCCCATTTCAACTACCGCGGCGTAGTGGACGACCGGGCCAACATAGGCAACGCCCTTATGTTCCGGCACCGGCAGCGGCGTCGTCTGCGCTTCGGGACGCCGCGACTTGACCTCGGACGCCACCTGGCTGTACGGGTTCGTCTTGTTGGTCCGTTTGTGAATCGACGCCCGCAATGCACCCGTCAGCACCGGCGCTTTGTCTTTGGCCATGTTGACAATATCGTCTGCGACCTCGGATACGGCCTGTTCGACGTTGCCGCCCAGGTTGCGCAGGATTCGGTTTAGCCTAGACGTATCCACCGTGACGTGTACGCTGCTTTTCGGCATAGTCGTCTCTAAATAAAGTTGACGTGAACTCTGTCCGCCATGATGCCGTCCAGCGTCAGGTTAGCGTTGTGGCCTCGGCAGTAAATTCTACATTGGCTATCCACCGCACACGGCCCGCCGCTCCGCTCCCACACATCAGCAAAAGACTCTTCGGACAGATCGCCCAAACAGGCGTCAGCGTGTTCTCGTTTGTTGGTGCAGCGCCATACCTTGCCGTTGGGCGTAATCACCGTCTGCATAGCGGACCAGTAGCAGGTTGCGTAGCCGTGCCCTTGCCAATCACGATAGCGCCGGAATCTGTCCAAATCGGCTACCACAAACGAATCGCCCGCGTAGGCGTTCAGCCGG